CATTCAACCATTTTTGTATTATTTTCCTCATCAATAACATAAAATTTATGATACTTGGTGCATTGAATATTCAATATTTCATCTCTATTGTTGGGCTTTCCTTTTACTTCCAACAACTTTTGATTTTCTCCTGTTTTTTTTACATCAACCTCACTATATTCTTCACCATTCCAAACATTGACTTTTTGATTTTCCAATAAACTAATTTGAATGTGGCCTTTATCGGTTAAAATCAATGTTTCGGGAGCAACACATAAATTTGAGCTCTTGATAATCCCCACATTTTTCTGGTTTGATTTGCGATTAGCGGCATCCTTGTAGCAAAGGTAGGGCGTGCCCGTCTCCATCTGTGCATCCAGAACCTTGAACCAAAGTTCTCTCGCTTTTACGGTGACGCGACCTTTGCCTTCGGTCTCATACTTGCAATAAAGTGCCTCGAATTCCTCGCCATAGACGTCCGACAATCCAGGGCATTCATCGGGACACATCAGGGTCCATGTTCCATCGGTTTTGACGCGGTTCATGAAAAGGTCGGGTATCCACAGGGCGTAAAACAGGTCGCGCGCTTTCAACTCTTCGTCGCCGTGGTTCTTGCGCATTTCCAGGAATTTCTCAATGTCCGCGTGCCACGGCTCGATGTAAATGGCGAAAGACCCGTTGCGCTTTCCGCCTCCTTGGTCAACATACTTGGCTGTGTTATTGAAAACGCGCAACATCGGCACGATACCATTGCTGGTTCCATTGGTTCCTCTAATATGACTATTGGTTGCCCGAATATTGTGGATATGCAGACCGATTCCGCCCGCCCACTTACTGATGAGCGCACAATCCTTCAACGTATTGTAAATACCTTCAATGCTGTCTTTTTCCATTGAAATTAAAAAACACGAACTTAATTGTGGTCTCGTTGTTCCCGCATTGAACAGGGTCGGCGTAGCATGGGTAAAATACTTCTGCGACATCAGGTCGTAGGTTTTGATTGCATCATCAATGTTTGAACCGTGAATCCCGAGAGAAACACGCATCCACATATGTTGGGGTCTCTCCACAACCTTGTCGTTAATTCGCATCAAATACGATTTCTCCAAAGTTTTGAAACCGAAATAGTCAAACACATAATCGCGTTTGAAATTTAAAGCACCCGCAATTCTCTCTTTATTGGCTTCCACTGTATCCAACAATTCTTTGGTTATCAGGGGCGAATGCTTGTTGTGCTTATCCATGTAATTATGGAGCTGGGACATCACAGTTGCAAAGTCGGCCTCAGTATTCTTGTGGTGATTCGAAACTGTGATATGGCTCGCCAACGTGGCGTAATCGTAATGGATGGATGACATGGATGCGCACTGGTCGGCAGTTAATTCGTCGATTTTCGTGGTGGAAATGTTGTCGTATAACTGGTCAATCACTTTCATCGCAAGGGTCGTATAATTTATTTTGATGCCGGCCTCCTGACCAATGCGCTTAATTCGGCGCAAAATCTTGTCAAAAGACACGATTTCGGTCTGGCCGTCTCTCTTGGTGACATACATTTCGGAAGACATAATAATACAAATATATGGATTATTATTTCTAAATTGATTTTACAAAAGTTATGTTAAGTGCACAAATTCTCCGTATCTATCATAAGCACATTTTCACTTTGTTCCAACTCTTCTCTCACGACCTTCGAAATCAGACACTTTTTATCGGCCACGCGTTTCTTTGGTTTACGATGTTCGTATCCAGTGACCCGTTCTTTCTCCACGGTGTTCCATAATTCTTGGATTTTTGGAAGCGCCATTTCAAACCAATGGCGATTTCTCTTGATTAGAACGCATGAATACGCCTCACAATACCAATAAATTCGCTTGAATAAAATGTGGGTGTCTTTCAGCTCTTGTTTTGTTTTATTTATCCATTGTGCAATCGAGTCCTGGTCTAGCCGCACTGTGAGCGGCATATAAACATAATGGGGCTTGCCATCCGCAAAATCGGATTTGATGAAGTAGAGAATCACGCCATTGTATAAATACTTGTGTTTGTTCTTGTAGAAAAGTTCTTCGTCCACGTCGTCGTACTCCTTGAACTGGGTCTCTACAAAATCGCATTCATTCAGATTGCAAACCTCCATCTGCACCTGCATCTGCACCCAATAATCCATCTTGGGCACACCCGTTATTTCTCTCGATACCACATTCTTGATTTCCAACATTCGGCCATACGCGCTGGATTCTTCAGTGACCACAATTCCGTCTGGAGATGCGCCAATGAATGGATACGTGGGGTGCTGGATGCATCCGAACTCGCCCACTTTACCGCGGATTCTCTGCTCGTAAAGCATAATCGTGAGTGGCTCATACTTGACACCCCAATGCAATGGCGAATCTGTATTTACACTTGTCGTGTCGTATGTATCCATAACCATGGGCTTGCACTTTTCCAGAATAAGACTATTCTGGTTTGCCTCTGAGCCGACCGCTTTCCAAATGTTGCTGGCGGTTATCAAATTGTGGCGGAACTGATACCACTCCGGTGTTCTCTGAACCAGTTGGTTTGATGCGCTGAGTTTCTCTATTTGGACTTTTACCAAATCTTTGTTCAAAATGTCGTAAATGTGTGAACGAGGGTTCTGGTATGCTCGGCGCGGAATTCCAATAATTGCAAAATAGTTTTTTGTGAAAATGTGCACCTGTTTTCTGAATTTTTTGAATATTTTCTCATAGGATGAATCGTGGTCTGTTTCAATGAACCCGATGCAAATCAAATTCTCCAAATATTCCTCGGTAATTTTGTCCACCATCGTTTTGTAAAACTCGGGCTGACATTGTTGAATTCCATTTTCGGCCAAATATTTCTCTACAGTTTCGTGAATTTCTATTTCTAAATCAATCAAATCTTCTTCGTCCATTTTTCTTATATATATATTAATTTGTATTTAACTATATTACAAATTATTTATTCTTCCTCCTCAGTTATAGATATGGGTTTTTTCGGTGTGAGTGACTTCAATGTAGACACTTTTTTTTCAATATTACGAAGAGTGAACGCGTGAGTAGTTACATTGAAAGCCAGTGCACTAATGTTGGAAATGACGCCGGTTTCCTTATCGTAATCCACGTCCTTCACTTTTGCCAGCTTGTCTTTTGTAAGACAAGAGCTGAAGAATGTTTTCAATGCTTTCACCTCTTTTGCCGGCAGCCCATTTTCCTTTCCATATTTTTCGGCGTAGGCGTGTAGCTTTTGGATTTTTAGGCGCTTATCTAGTTTATTCCAAGGCTCGGAATTCATGTTTTTCTTTTCGGTCTCCAACATTTCATCAATCTTGTTCATTGAATTTTTATTATTATCTTCAGGGGGTTGTGTCGTGGTCAAAATGTTCTTGTATTTATACATCAGTTTGTTATCATCGTCTTTTTTTTCGGCGGGTGCTGGTTGCTGCTGGGGAAACATAATATAGTAGTCGTTCTTTTATATTATTATTGAAAAATGTTTATATCGTTTAGAAAAGAAATAACTATAAGTATAATGGAAGAAATCAAGTCTTTGTCAATTGATTTGCGAAAAAAAGAAGAGAAGAAGAAAGTGATTCCGCCAAAAGTGAAATCGATTCGCAAGGAAGTCGACAAGTGGCAGTTTGACGAGAAGTTTTTGGAATTGGATAAACAATGGGAATGTTTATCTGCGATACAACCCGGTGGATTGTTAAACGATGATTTACACCTTTGCACAATCAAAACGCCGACTTTGTCGGCAGTTATGAGTGAGCAAGGTGTTGCAGATTGCGCATTTGAAATGCGCAATGGTGTAAAAGACGTCTGTAGAGAAATGCGACGCCAAATCCAGAACAAGGTGTCCAGTTACAAAATGCAGGACATTCAGAAACAGAAATACGACGATGATAAATTCGTGGACCTGAATTTTGTTATTCGATTGTTGCACGAAAAAGAGATGAAATGTTTTTACTGCAGAGAATCTGTGTATCTTTTTTACAACTTCGTGAGAGAAAACAAACAATGGACTTTAGAACGAATCGACAATTCGATGGGGCACAATACCGACAATGTGGAAATTGCTTGTTTGTTGTGCAATTTGCGACGCCGGACGATGTTCCACGAGAGATACGTTTTCACAAAACAGATGAACATTGTGAAGTTAGGTTAAGGGAACTCGTCGTTCCCTTATGATCCCATACTATTAAGGGAACTCGTCGTTCCCTTATGATCCCATACTATTAAGGGAACTCGTCGTTCCATTATGATCCCATACTATTAAGGGAACACGTCAATAGAACTGTGGTTCCACCTAAAAACATTAGAGAACAAACCAAATAAAAACAAACCTTGATTAAAAATAAATTAATGGCAACCGTTTTCCACGAAAATAATTTTGTCACTGCCAAATTAAATTATTTTATCCAAATCCGCAAAATACCCAACATTGTTTTTCACGGGTCATCTGGTTGCGGCAAACGAACCATTGTTGGCGATTTTATCAATCGCATCTACGGTGGCGACCGAGTACGTATCAAAAATAACGTCATGTTTGTGAATTGCGCTCATGGAAAGGGCATCAAATTCATTCGCGATGAACTCAAACATTTTGCAAAAGCCAATATGCAATGCAACGATGCAACCTTGTTCAAAAGTATTGTCTTGTATAATGCGGACGAATTGACCATTGATGCCCAATCCGCTTTGCGCCGTTGCATTGAACTTTTCAGTCACAACACTCGGTTCTTCATTGTCGTAGAGAACAAACACAAATTGCTGAAACCCATTTTGTCGCGGTTTTGCGAAATCTATATTCCTGATAAAACGGCGAATCCTGACAACCCAGTGTACAATAGTTTGCACAAAGTTAACAAGGAAAAGACATATGGTTTGAAAGTGCTGAAGAGAGAACGATTGACCCATATTTTAGAACCAGTGTTGCAGCAAGAAAACCATAGTTACAAATGGTTTCTAAGTCTTGCAAACCAGTTGTATGAGGATGGCATATCCTGTTTAGACATTTTGGAGTATTTAGAAGAGGGGGTGGTTGACGCCGACAAAATGATTCGTGTTCGATTTTGTTTTGAAAAGGTGAAGGGCGAATTCAGGTCGGAGAAAATGCTGATGATGTATTTGTTCGATTATATGTTTTTACGTTCAGATTGCAATTTGAAAAATGTTTCGTTTTTATAAATGGACGATTTTGTGTTATCAAATTTGAATGAGGCGCGCAATGAGTGGTGCAGTAGACTAGTCACAATTTTGACACCGAGAATCATGGAAGGTATCCGTTCCATATTTAATGAGTCGTGGAAAGTGAGTGTGGACAATGGAGAAGTGGAGAAATATCTGATGACGTTTCAGAATTTTATTTGCCGAGTTCCTAAATGGAATGCAAATATTATTGATGAAGAGAAGAAACGAATTGTAGAGAAATCGGGGTGCAATTATTTGGAAGACCTGATTACTTGTGTGCATGTGATTCAGCTCAAAGTTTTAACATGTGTTCGCGTGGGGACGCGGCAGAAGAAAATCGACATTTCGATTCCGAAACTCAACGATTTCTTGCACAAGGCTTACATCAATGTGGCGCGAAAGATTTATAAGAATGCATATCTGTTTGACAAAAATGCTTCGCCGCTTGTCCAGCAAAAACACGGTCGTGAATTTGAAATTATTGTGGAGGAGTGTATTCTGAAAACGATTCGTGAAAGTATTCCCACGGAAGCCATTGTGCGTGCATATTTAGACGAATCCGTTGAGCAAGAGGAGGAAATTGTGGAGGAAATCATTGATGAAAAAGGAGAGGCAAAAGAAGCAGAAGAAGTTGTGATTCCGGAACCAGAAAGACCACCTGAGGTAGTGCCGGTAATTAGCAATATTGACGAGAAACCAATTGTGAATCGTCTAACGTTTGACAATGTTGACCGGGCTTTGACCGAAGATGGTAGAGAAGAAGAAATTGATGCGCCCAAGACAATTGAAAGACTGGAGGAAATCAGCGTGGCGCGCAATTTTCAACGCAAACTGGATGAGGCGGAAGACGATGATGACGAGGACAGACTGAAAATTGGCGAAGACGTGGACAGCATGAGCCTTGGATTTACAGATTTGAACCCGGATTCATTATCAGATGACATTATCAAATTGGATTTCGATGAACTATAGGGAAACCTACGGTTTCCCCTATGACCCCTTCCCTAATGGAGAACATAGTTTTCCAACCATTTTGAATTGATTTTCCCAAATTAAAAGGAGGGATTTAAAGGGAACCGTAGGTTCCCCTACTGCGGTCAGAAACGCACTTTTTCAAAATCGCTGATTATATAGAATGGAAGCCATTGTTGCCATAATTATTGTCACGACCGTTCTCTATATTTTAGCAAAAATGATAGAGATGAAATATTTAGATAAGGAGATGCGCCCTTTGAAAGAACTCATTCGTGATGCGACCATTGTTGCAGTTTCGGCCGGTGTTTCTACATTTGCCGTGTTTTCGATGAACAAATCGATGAATGGATTTTTCAGTGCAATGACCGAACAGACCAGTTTGCCCGCGGTTGCGCCGGTTTTTACCGATAATCCGGAATTTTAAGGGGAACGTAGTTCCCCTCCTTCATTTGAAATTATAATTGCATAATTTCAAAAAAATAAAGAGAGTAATCCCAATATATATATGGCAAGAAAAACGCGACGAATTCGAGGAGGATTTCCCACAAAATATCACGAATATGCGCACTTGATGAAACATAAACATACAATTGATACGAATGAATTCAAAACTTTTCTTGACAGTCAATCCGACCCATTAAAGCAAACATTTATATTTGACAATACAAAAGAACAATATACCATTAGTGAATGGGCACTTATTTGCAATGCAAGCGAAGATATTTACAACCTTTTTTCAAATTATACTTTTGATTTAACCCGACGTGTAAAATATCCATATAAGGTTCTTTACAATAAAAAGTATAACAACTCACTATTGGAAGCGTATACCCTACGTTCAGAACATGTTGGAATAATTGGTGCAATGGTTAAACAATTATTACACGAAAACAATTCTGTGATTCAACATAATGTATTATACAACTGGTATGAAGGAGGTGTTGTTCCAACATTGATAAAATGCATGTTTGATATGAATTCAGCCAATGGAAAAAACAAAAACATAATTATTTCAAATATTTTACTAATTTATTCGGATACAAATATTTTAACACAACTCACGCGTAATTACGATTATGAAACTATGGCCAAAATATTTTATTACGCAACTGCAAATTCTTGTTTATCATTGATGGAATTACTTTTATACAAATTTGACCCAATATATACAGTTCGTGTTTTGTTTGAACCTGATATTATAACTGCATTCTTAATAGAAAATGACGCGCATGTTTTAAATTGGATTATCACCGAATTAAACCGAATTGACGAAAATATAGTTGGTGCGGCTATATGCAAAGTGATGAAAATACAAAACCAACCTTGTACCAGAGAAGATATTCAAGATATATTACAGACAATGAATAGTGAACGCACAAACCTGTTTTTTGAAAAGCTGGGAAGGCAAGCAATTGATAAATTTGCAATTCCATCGTTACGCGATAGACCCGCAATTATCGTTGTGTCTCATGGATTTTCATTGGGCCCTGAAGAGAAACTGCGAAATTTTGCGATGCGGCGTCTCTGTTTTTTTGCACAAAAGGGTCATATGCTTTGTGATATTAGCCCATATGGGCGACCAATACAAGAGTTAGTATGTGCTGGACATTATGATGCAACACTTGAATGCAAGCCATCGAATAATAATACAATTATGACGGAAGACTTGTTTTTTGAATTTGGACACAGTGATATAATTCAAGAGAAAAGAGATTATCTTGGATTTTATTTGTGCTACAACGGAAATGTTACCAAACTACACCATCCAACTGATGCACACTCAAGCTATCACATTGATTATATTATAAGCTATGCAACCCAAATTTCGCAGGTTTTGTTCCAAAATGCAAAAGATGTTGATTTGATGATATACTCGTGCATTGGATATCAAAATACAAGTCAAATGACATCCGTTTTTCCAAAAGTTTGTTAGTAGCAACTCAACCGAGAATGCACAAAAATATCCATTTTTCAACGACAATTAAAACGGCAAACTACGAGAGAAAAATACGCAGACGAAGAATACAAAAAAATGCGTGTAGAACAACTGGTAAAAAATAAATAAATCTTTTGATAAAAAAACATTTTTTTATCAAATAATCAATACCATATTATGGTGTTGTGCAATAGCTTTAAGCTTTTATACCGGTTTCTAACAAATAAGCATTTCCTCTTATTTAAACCTTGTGCTTTTTGAATGGGCACAACACCCTCTCGGGTGGGAATAGACTATATCTTAAGCGTTCGTTGAGAATGATTAGTTCTCTCGCGCCCATCAGCATTTAGTCGTTGAACCGCCTTCATATCCTATCATAACGGACTTAGAAGACTGGCTGCGGATTGCCCTATAATATAAAACTTTTTACTATACCTTATGTTGTTATCATAAGCCACTATATAATTTCTTATACAGTTTAGTATTTTATACCTTGAGGGGTTTCCCGCAATTTGGAGATGTTGCCTTGTTTTATCAAGACTTGCATATCTTTTGGATACACATTTATTCGCATTATAGGTTATTGCAAAACCAATTCACGAATATGCTACACCGCACATTCCTGCCATCACCCTTAAAACATTGTAAGAGTAAGCATATACTCTGACCTTAGCAGTGGCAGTTCCAGCAACGGTTCCGGAAGACAGCACCAACTGGAGAGTGGCGTTATCGATTCTGGAGAAGTTGCAAGATCCGCTGGGTTGGTGCTCCTCGGGCCTAAGCGCGAATGAGTACACGTTGATGCCAGTGTCGGGAGCACGGGTGTGGTGCTGGAAGGGCTGAACAACGTCGAAGTAAGAACCCTCTCTCTCGGAGATTCGGTCCTGACCGTTGAGCTGCAACTTGGCAGTGACGACGGGGTTCTCACCCCAGCAGTGGAGGTGGAGGGCAGTCTCAGCGAGCACGAAGGTGCCGGCATCGGACAAGGCAGAGCCAGTGGGGGCAGAGCCGTCCTGGTTGAAAACACCGTTAGTGGCGTGCCAGTCCTGGTTACCATTCATTAAACCGCCAGACACGGCATCAGTGGCACCGGCCATCTGGAAGACACCTCCACTAATGAAGGCGTTGGTACCAGAGGTCTCAGTGGGGCCTCCGAAGACGTGGATCGAGGGAGGGAGAGCATCAATGGCATCGGTGTAGTTGAAGGGCTGGGCACCGAGGACCTTGAACAAGGTTGAGTTGCCCTCGAGGGAGGCGCAGTAGTCAACGTTGGCATCGGGCTGGACGACCCAGATGAGCTCCTTGCAGGGGTGGTTGAAGTTAATCTTGATCTTATTGGAAGAAGAACCGACGGACTCATCACCAGTGTACTGGAGCTGCTCAATGAGGTACTCGTGGGGGTTCTGGGCCATCTTTCTGCGCTCATCGGTATCCAAGAAGATGAAATCAACGTAGATGGAGGCAGCAACAAGGGACTGCTGGTAAGCAGTGGTAACAGCCATGGGAGTACTGGTGTTGCTTCCAACGATGTCCTTGACAGCCCACAAGCACTCGCCAATGGGTCTGAAATCGATGTTAATCTTGACCTCGTGATACTGTACATCACATATACCCCACCTTTCGGTGTATTTATCGGCATTTCTGTATTGATTAACGTGTTACATACAGAAACCTAGCCGGGGAGTAGACTATATCTTAAGCCTTCATCGGAGTTGATTAAACTCCTCAGACCCAATTCCGTTTAGTCGTTGAACCTTCATCATATTCTCATCATTATGAACGTAGATGCTTGGCTGCGGATTGTCTATTTCTAAGGATTTTTGATTTTCCTTATCATACGTGGCATTTTTACCATACCTGAGTTTCTTTCTCAGCCACATTAAACTTTCGTTCAATGCTTGGTAGCCATCGTCTTTAAGAGTTTCCCGCAATTTGAAATTGTTGCCGCATTGCATAATAAACTAAACGTTTCCTAATAACCCTTTTTATGGGAGGAGGGGTTTTAGGGGAACGTAGTTCTCTTAAGCACATGCGACTAGCATCTGAGGATGGCTGAATAAGCCATTGCGAGCCTCGAACGAATATTCTCCAAAGTAGTTCTCGCATACTTTGGGTCGGATGCTTTTCTGCCCTACAGATTTCAAGGCAACAAGGGGTAAAGCCAAACCAGGGTTTCGGCAGAACCAGAAGAGGAGGGGGACGTACAAGGTGGTCTCAGGGAGGGCCTTTCTGGGGGCGCAAACCTG